CTTGCTCACACATTGCAATCAAATCGACTGCCATCTCTTGCAAGTACTGTAATTCCTCTTGAGGAATGTTGTCTGTTGCTCCCTGAGTAGGAGTAATAACTACTGATTTACCCTCTTCTGGTAGGTCTTCACCAGCGTAAATGTACAAAGAGAGTCCATGTAGGGCTAAAGCCTTGGTCATGCACCGCATGATGGCTGTGTTGACCGCAAACGCATCTGGATTGGGGATTGCCTTGTTCCGATAGTCCATGACGGGTAACTGGCAAGTCATTGGCTTTCTAAACATGGTCACTGTAACGAACACCATTGCTGTGCCGTTAATGTCCATAAAGCACTTGCCATCAAACATCTCTACTTTGTAAGTAGCGTCTGCATCAGCTTTGAGAGCCTCTGCCCATGCCCAAGCCCATGACAAGTAGGACAAGCCATTCTTTTTCTCAAGGTGATCGTTGACATTCTTTGCCAACATCTTAGCAATCAGTTCTCTTCGCTCAACCAGTAAGCCTGATTGGTTTGGGTCTTGTGTGTAACTTTCCATATTAACTCCTGTTAGTATCTAATTCGTCTTCGATGATTTGTGTTTGTTGGTCAAGGTCTAATTCCTTGAACTCAATGAAGTCTGCTTCTTGGCAGCAAACTATTCTGTTTCCCTTGATTGTCAAACAATAAGGACAGTATTGGATGTCAGAGAATTCTTCCAAGTAGATTTGAAATAGTGTTTTCATCAGTGAAGTCTCTCGAAAGCCATTTCCCAAAGAACATCACCTGCTAGATCGGTAAGTCTGTTTAACTCATCGTCTGTCAAAGGTGTTCCATCTTCATAGCATCCACTTGAGAAATAAGCATCTGAGAAATCTGGATAATCACTTGGATCTACTCCATCTACTTCTAGGTCTACAACCTTCTTTCCATTTAATATCGGCATATTCACTCCTGTTTACTTGTTTATTAAAGTTGTCCGTTTTTGCAATTCGTCCCTGCTTTACGCTAGATTAATCTATCATGTTGAGCGCAAGTTTCGATGGCATTGCAACTGTTTGACTTGATGGACTTCAAGCTGTTAAGTTGCCCAACACCTTTAATGTGCCACACCTTTTTAACCTTTTATATAGGGATAAACCCTAGTAGACAAGTAAAAAAACAACACTACTATTCTGAGTATGAACCTTGAACAACTTGAACTTCAATGCGCTGAACATTTGGTTTCTTATGCAGAATCAATGGCAGACGCTTACATCAACCAACCAGAGGACTTAGAAGCATCTATGACCGCCTTGTTAGGCAGGGCATTAGAGATACATCTAAACCGAAAAATAAACCTGGAGAATCTCTACAAATGACCCAAGCACAAGTAATTAAAGCTTTGCAGAATGGGCCATTGACATCCCATCAAGTAGCCAACCTAACTGGTATGCCTCAAGCAACAGTTCTGTCTACTGCCAAGAAATTGCGTTATCAAGGAAAACTCACAACAGAGATTGTGAAAGTTGGCAGGAATTGGGTTGCTCAGTACACTCTAGATGACAGTCTTATTCTGTACAAGCCAAAAAAAGATGATGAAGAGACACGCTGCAAATTGAATCCTTTTGACATCAGGAATGCCAAGGGTATATTTACTGCCGCAGAGTATCGAGTTATGAATGCTCAAGCTGCAAGGTTGTACAAGGCAAATCCTGATTTCACAAAACAAATTACCAACAATCAAAGAATCTGATATAAAATGTTTTGAAACACGGCTAGGTACGAAGTCATGAGCGTACCGAAAAGAGTTAACCCTTCTCCTGCCGCAGTTTCTTTCAAAGGGTTTTTAAAAAGCGGAAAATTTATGCACTATTACAAGTTCAACATTGCCGACTATCGGAAAGATACAGGCCATCTATCAACAATTGAACATGGCATTTATCGCCAGTTAATTGATTGGTATTACCTTGATGAACAACCAATCCCAGAAGAAACCCAAATGGTTATCAGGCGGTTACGTTTGGGTTCTGATGAGGTTAAATTTCTTCAAAATGTTTTGTCAGATTTCTTTGTTTTAGGCAAAACTGGATATACACATAAACGTATTCAAGTTGAAATTAAAGATTACCATGAACAAGCTGAGAAAAATCAGCGTAATGGCAAGCTAGGTGGTAGGCCAAAGAAAACCCAGTCGGTTATTTCTGGGATCCCAGAAGATAGCCAAAATAACCCTAACCAAGAACCACTAACCAATAACCATAAACCAAATAAAGAGAACAAGAAAGGCTCACGCCTATCTCAAGATTGGTTTCTTAGTAAATCAATGGGTGAATGGGCTACTCAGGAAAGACCTGACATAGATGTTCGTCAGGTTGCTGAACAGTTTAAAGATTATTGGATTGCACAACCAGGTCAAAAAGGTGTGAAGTTGGATTGGGATGCAACATGGCGTAATTGGGTGAGAAACACAAAAGCTTTGAAATCAAACCCTGCTGACATTGGTAGGATCACAGTTCCATCAAAGAATGAGCCTAACCTTGCATTGCTGAAAATAGAAGAAGATGCAAAAAAGGCAGTACCTATTCCCTTAGAAGTGTTAGCAAAAATGGCTGAGTTGCGGAGGAAAGCATGAATTACTTTGAGGCAATGATTTTGTTAGACAAAGTAAAAGATGGAAAAAATGTTCCGCTTTATCTAATTAACAAAGCTTTAGAACTTACTGGTGACCTAGAGTAAACACCTATGGCGTATTCAAGAAAAGTCATATCCAATGAGAGCGACAGAGTTGTTCTAGAGAAAGCCGAGGCAAGGGAGATATTCCGTACTTGGCAGACAAATAGAGATAACGACTTTGTGCGTGCCAGGCTTGAAAGGTGTGAACGAATCTATGGCACTGGTGCTAGAGATAGAGTCCGAAATTACATGAGTTTGATGAAGAACGGATCGTTGGAATGAATTATTTATCGGTATGTAGTGGGATAGAGGCTGCAACAGTTGCTTGGCATCCACTAGGGTTTAATCCTGTGGCTTTCTCGGAAATAGAGGCTTTTCCGAGCCAAGTACTCAAACATCACTATCCAGAAGTCCCCAATCTTGGTGACATGACAAAATTTAAGGAGTGGCAAATTGGATCAAATGTCGATGTTCTCGTTGGAGGAACTCCATGCCAATCATTCTCAGTCGCAGGACTCAGAAAAGGATTGGATGACCCTCGTGGTAACCTCATGCTTACCTATCTTGCCCTTGCTAAACAACATAGCCCCCGTTGGTTGGTCTGGGAGAATGTCCCCGGCGTTTTGTCCTCCGCTGATGGACGGGACTTTGGTAGCTTCCTCGGAGGGTTGGCAATCTGCGGGTATGGGTTCGCATACAGGGTGCTTGACGCTCAATACTTCGGATTGGCACAAAGACGCAAGCGTGTGTTCGTTGTCGGATATCTTGGAGATTGGCGACCTGCCGCAGCGGTTCTTTTTGAGCGGGAGAGCTTGCAAGGGAATCCTGCACCGAGCCGAAAAAAGGGGGAAAGAATTGCCCCCTGCGTTACTAACGGCCCTCCATTCAGTCGTACAGGGAATGAAAGAGTAGAAGCTGAAGCCATGGTTATCCATGAGACTGTTGGCGCTTTGTGTGCCGATTCTCACCCTGGCAGTTATAGCGGTCAGGATGCCTATACCGGTCGATTGATATCTTCACCAGTTTTCTCATTGCAAGGTTCTGGAAGTACATCACAAAACGCAAATGGAAATGGTTGGAATGAAGAGGTTTCATTCACATTGAACAGGATCGATGTACATAGCGTGACGCAATCAACTGCTGTTCGCAGATTAACCCCTGTTGAATGCGAGAGACTCCAAGGATTCCCAGACCATTACACCGACATCAAACCAAAGGGGAAACAAACCCCTGATGGTCCAAGATACAAAGCATTAGGCAACAGCATGGCAGTCCCAGTAATGAGATGGATAGGCGAGAGAATACAAAAAGTCGAGGATTTGATCAAATGACCTTCATGTTGATGTATACAGTCTATGGAGAACCAGTAGGAAAAGGTCGTCCAAGGTTTGCTAGGAGAGGTAATTTTGTCTCTACCTACACGCCACAAAAGACTAAATCCTATGAAGATGAAATCAGGATGATGGCTAAGGCTGCAATGGGTTCTACAGAGGTTCTAGAAACCCCTGTAACAGTCGCAATCTACATCAGAGTTGGAATACCCGCATCATTCTCAAAACAGAAGCGTAAGGATGCTTTGGCGGGAATCATTAAGCCAACTAAGAAACCCGATTTGGATAATGTTGCAAAGTGCCACCTCGATGCAGTCCAAGGAATTATTATTCTTGACGACAAACAGGTCGTTAGTCTCCATGTCACTAAGGTTTATGCAGAAACACCTGCCGTAGAAGTAATGGTCAAAGAGGACTTAGGGTAAGTCCCTATTCAAAAGCCTACAAAACATTGATAAAGTTTAATTTTTAACAGGAGTGAATTATGGAAAACACTTGGGAATTTGACACAACCACAGGCGAAGGTAGCGAGATCGTCACAATCGTTTATGAATACGAACAGGATGAGGACTCAACTTATAACGAGTCAATCAAAGAGATTTGGTTTGAAGGTCGCAATGTCATAGGTTTGTTCTCTGACGAGCAATTCAAAGAATTAGAGATGGAAGCGGCTATGCGCTTTCAGCACCACAAGCTGAACTACAAGCAAGAATCAGACATTGAACCATGAGGAAGCGCACTAAACGCAAGGTTTGGGCATTGATAGACCCCACTCAACACGCAATCATTGGTGCTTCTATCACCCACAGAGAAAAGTTGGACAAGCTCAGAATGCTTGAATACTCAGCCCTAGAAGCAATGACCAAAGGGCATGGAACAGTAACCGATTGGCGAACCTTAGTAGATGTCCTTAATCTTTCCGAAATGATGGCAAGAAACGGCATTGGAAAAGACGAGGTAATGCCAATATGCCAAAAAGCACAAGATGCACTACATCAAGCGGCAGAACGCTACCAAAACACAATGAAGATGGGTTTATCAGGTGAAGGCATCCAAGCGGTAAGAGATTTAATCGAATATGCTGATTTACAACAATCAAGCATTAGTAGATCAGAATTTGAGAGATATATTCAGAAAACGATTAACTTCATTAAATCCAATAATGACTTAGTGGTAGAAATAACATGACTAAACAAGAAATTTACAAAATGGCACAAAAGGCTAATTTGCCAGCTTGTCATACAACACACCCCAAAGCACTTGAACGCTTTGCTATCTTAGTCGCTAAACAACAGAGAGAGGAAGACGCAAAACTGGTCGAAAGCATGACCCTAGAATGGCACGATCAACCAGAATTTGCCCAAGTAGAGAGAACAACTATTCAAGATTGCGCCAAAATTATTCGACAAAGGGTCGTTACCTATGATTGAACAAAAGAAAGACGCACCAGGCAACCCACCATATTGGGTATGTACTAACTGCAAATGGGCTTTTCAGGCTTTGCAAGAGGCTAACGAGCATGGTAGAAGATGCGGGAGAAGTGAACTAGCCCCTATATATCGACACTATGAACGGGAGATCAAATGAACGAGCCTACACTTGCGATAGAGTTCATCATAAAAACAGCACCACTTTACGCCAAGGCTAAATCTGATCGTATGTTTTTAGAAGAATTCAGGCGCTCAAAACACGCACAATTAAAAAGCCTTGCAAAAACTGAAGTACTTGGAAAACAGGACACATTTGCTTATGCTCACCCCGAATATGTAGAGATACTCGAAGGAATCAGGGCAGCCGTTGAAATAGAGGAACGCTATCGCTGGCTAATGACAGCCGCACAAGCCAAGGTCGAGTGCTGGAGAACCGCCCAATATAGTGCCCGTATCGAGCAAAAAGCCACCCAATGAACAACAAACTAAGCGCAAAAGAGAGAGCGCATATCGGGAGAGTAAAACTCTTACCCTGTTCGGTATGTGGTCAACATGGCCCAAGTGACGCACATCATATAGAGCAAAAACTACAATATTGCGTGATCGCTTTATGCCGTGATTGTCACAATAGCTGGCACGGCACTAAGGCTATATGGCGCATCAAAAAAATGGATGAACTAGCAGCCCTTGACATAACCATTCGCAGATTAACTCAGGAAATGCCCCTAGAAAGCGATTTAAACCCCTTTTAAGCCGTTTTTATGCACTAAGGTATAGCGTGGCAAGGGTGAGGCCCATTAGAGCGTTAAATATGGTATTTTGATAGACATGAAAAAACCCTCCGTAGAGGGCTTGAGGTTAGCGTTTAGTCAGTATTCGTAAGATTAGGGCTAATGTTGCATAGATCATTCAAAACCTGCCAATTCAAGAGCTTGATTTTTACATTGTTCAACTTGATCTACTGATAAACCATAGGCTAATTGTCCTGCCAGATTAGAGGCTTGCACTGCTTTTTGGTCATCTGGTGCAATTAAGGCCAAAACTAGGCATTGTGTTAGTGCTTGAATTTGTGTCATTGTCAGCCCCTTAAAAGTTTTGATAAATGAATGTATCGTCTGAAGTTGACCCAATAACTGAAGTGTTATCGCATAAATAATTCATAATGTGTTGTTTTTGCTTATCTTCTGTATCAATATCATCAAATTCGATTGAATAATCTGAAGCAATATCTTTCCAGTGTTGTTCGCTATATTCACAGCAAATAGCAATTACATCCAATTCAATTTCAATCCCATTATCGTTTTCATACGATTCAAAATAGTCAAATAATTGCTCTAAGCCTTCACGGGAAAAGTTATCAGGGCGAATAGAGTTGAAAGCATGGCGAAAATCATCAAAATGTACTGTTGTTTTCATCGTTAACACCTTTTAAATTGAAAAACCTGCGAATTGCAGGCCATAAAGCCCCTAATAAGAGGCTTTGCAGTCTGAAATTAGGCGGTTTCTGGTGTTTCTACGGGTTTAGTAGAAGGGATGTAGCACCATGCAGGCACTTTAGCGGGCGAATCTTGACGCATGGGCATGACTACACCCACAAAATCATCAGTCAATGAAAAACTGACAATGGCACAATTATTCCCGCGTTGAAGGATATTAGGCGCTTGACGTTTCCCGTACAACTCTTCTGATACATCTACAAAACGGGACAAAAGGTCAATATTGTAGTGACCAGGCGCGTTATCTTCTGACTTGAAAACAAGAGGTAAAACGCGGTCAGTATCTGGAAAACGCCCGTCACAAGCTGAAAAACGGGTTGTAGATTGTGAATCGATGCACTCTACTGACAAGCCGTTGACCTCAAAATGCAGCCATTCGTCGCCTTGTTTTTTAGTGCCCTTGAGCTTAGAGAGTGCTTCAGTAGGCAAAATGACGCTTTGTTTTGTGTCTGATCTAATGCCGTCAGTCAATAAACGGCCCATTAAATGCCCGTCAGTAGCTTCTAAGTATGTGCCGCGATTGTCACGAACAACGTTAACGCCTTGCAAATAGTAGCGAATATCCTTTTTTGCTGCTAAGTGAAGCATTGCACGGATTGACTTGCGTTGAATAGAGAATTTCATGTGAACACCTATGGATTGAAATGATGCGACATTGCATCGAATAAGCCCAGCCCGTGAGCTTACCCGCTGAAATGTTACCGATAAAAGTAGAGTTGGGCATTTTGTTCGCATTGCCTTGGAGTTACACCCCAATATTTGCGGCCAGTAGCATAGCCCGTGACAAACCAAAAGCCCGTTTCTTTGCATAGTGTAGGTTTCATTTTTATCCCCTTATTTAACTAAAACGTCAAAGTATGCCAACATAAGAGACAAGGCAATGACAAAAAACACAATG